CCCATAAAGGGCAGCAGCAGTCAAGTCATGCAGTCTTGAAAGGTCAGCCCCTCCATACCAGCGAATAGGAAGCTTTGCAAGCTCCTCAATGGTCCAGTCATAGCAGTCATCACTAGCAATGAACTCATCTGGATTGAAATAAGCGTTCATTGAGTTAGTGAAGACATTCAATGTCTTATTGAAGAACTCATTTCTGGTCTGTGGATCATTCAAAGCTTGTTCTGCTTCTTCCTTGAGGGCTTTGAGTGAGACGGTAACACCCCATGACGGATTTGCCATCTTCAACACATTCTCATCCAAGTAGTCTCCCACATCTCCATCAGTGGCCTGATTTGCCTTACAGATAAAGATGAAGAATGAATCATCTTCGACAAGCTCTTTCAATACCTTCTGACAATATTTCAGACGGTTAGCAAGGAATCCTGTTGGAATGTCCCCGGCTGTGGAGATAACAAAAAGCATACTGTTCCGGTATGCTGACATTGTTTTCTTCATAAGACCGTATTTCTTGGAATTTCTCATGGTGTGTGCTTCGTCTAGGATGATGACATTTCCATTGAGAGAGTCAAGCCTGCTTTCATCATTGGCCAGTGCTTGGATAAAGAATGAACCCTCCTCGCCAAAATTGGCAGTGATGGAGTGTTCTTGGTTGTTGTCCTTAATGCGAATGTTCTTGTCATTCCATCGCTCAACATTGAACCTCAAAAATCCAAAGGCTTCCAAGGCTTGCTTGACAGAATTGGCTACAATATAGCATTTTGAACCGCTATCTGTATCAAGAATCTGATAAGCCAGAGCGATTGCAGCAGTGAAGGAAGTTTTGCCATTCTTTCTGGCAAGCATGATCAAGGCTTCTTTGAAGCGCCTTTCATTCGTTCCTTTGATGTAGAAGCCAAAGAGATTCACGACAACAAAATGTTGCCACGGTTGAAGTAATAATGGCTTGTTACGGATTGATACCGCAAACATATCATCACCCTGCTGATGGACAATTGTGTTTTCAATGAAATGAACGACAAAATCAACCATGTCTTCATCCATCTCGAATTCTGGATTGTCTAAATCTCTCAGAAAGCGTGATGCTGCCAAAATGTTTTCTTCACAATGCTCTTCTTGATGGTCCAGAACGTGTTGAGCGTATTTTTTAGCTTTCTCCACGTTACCCATCAGCTTTCACCCGTTTCTTCTTGATCTCATCCTTGAATTTCAGAACCTCTGTGAGAACTGATCCATTGTCTTGCTCTACCACTTCACCAAGTGATTTAGGATTCATCATCAATTGATTAGAATAACTGAGTATGTCTTTCCGTAGGATTTCCATCGCTGTGAGGATTGGGACCTTTCGCTCATTCTCAGCTCCTGCCTTGTTCACATAGATATCTGTGACAGGATAGCCCATCTCAGCATAGTCCTGAGCAAGTTTCTGATACTGATATANGGGGACCTTACGCTCATTCTCAGCTCCTGCCTTATTCACATAGACATCTGTGACAGGATAGCCCATATCAGCATAGTCCTGAGCAAGTTTCTGATACTGAAATAGCATTCCTGAAAAGATGTCAATGATCATGTCAAATTCTTTGCGATAAGTCCCAAGCTCTTTCATCTGTTTGATGACTTTTGACTTGATTGACTTAGCTGTGACTGGTTTTGCCAAAAACTAGGCCTCCTTCCCAAAATCCCTTTAGTTTTTATCCCCTTTTTGTCTGAGTGGTCCCGACTTGGAAAAAGTTCCCTTCACCGGTTCCCAGACGCTCTGAAAAAATATTTTTCGATGGGGGGGATAATCGAAAAATTCAAAAATTGAAAAATTGAAAAATTCGATTTTTACAAAATTTCATTTTTTCGATTTTTGTAAAAATTCAAAAATTCCCTTTTTCGTTTCTTTTGCCAAAAAATTCCTTGACCAATAACTTTATCATTGGTTCTGTCATGAAAAGTATTGTGTCGCTTGTTAGTGAGAGGTAAACAATTCCATTCTTGGAATTCTAGTTCAGGATATTCGGACACTGGAAAAATATGATGAACCATTTCAGCCGGTTCTGATATTCCATATCTCAAACTCTCTTGACATAGATAATTATATTTTCTTAGAATCTTATCTCTGAACTTCTCCCACTTCTTTGTCTTCAAAGAAGGTCTGACAATTTTGTTATACATCTAATCCTCCTCGCACAAAAAGGACAGACCAAACTGGTTGGCTGTCCCTCTCATACTTGAAGCTATGCTATCATAATATTTTATTTTATGTGAGAAAACAAGAGCTTATTTTCTCATTTTCAATCTGTGTTGAAATTGTCACCGATCTTCAAATGTTCGAAATCTTTTTTACTTACTTTAAAATCTTCCTCAATATTTTTGTTTCCTGATTTTCCTTTAACGGTTATAACGTATTTTCTATCAGTTTTCATTGGAACTAATATTGTTGTCTTGCCAGATGAAATTGGCATCAATATCGTTGTTGGTTCCTCTATATGTTTATCAGTAATGATTCCGCTTGAAAGCTTATGACATGATGTTAGTAATACCATGAAAATTAAAATACATAAAAATTTTAAATATCGCATCACTCTACTTCTTTCACATTTTTTGGAATGGTGTTCCTTCCCAATGTACAAGGATACTTGAAACGGTTGTGCAGAATGTTTCATCTTTACAAATTGAATATCCTACAATCTCATATTTCAAACCTGGATTATTCTTGATATCCGTGTTCAATTCATTTACTGCACTTTTTAGTAACGGAATATCTGTGTATTGCTTTATCGTTATACTGTTGTTCATTTCTTTTCCTCAACTTCCTTCGGTCTCAATCCTATAAAATGATATTCTAGTGTTGGGTTCTCAAAAATGTTCCCAATGATTTCAGCTTTATCCAATACATCTGGTTCATAAGGTGAAATACAATCTGGGTCCATGACATTTAGACATTCAAGATAGAAACCATTTCCAGATAGTACTTTCTTTTCTTCATAGTAGCGATACTTCCCAAAGCGGACAATAGCTTTTACAAAATCAATTTGAAGGACATCCCCTACAAATATTTCTCTGCCTTCTTTGTCATAAGTGCGTGTTGACTGAGTAATGTATTTCAAATCTTCGAAGTGCTTCCATCCACTTCCCTCATAGTAGACTACTGGGCAATTACGGTTTTCATCATTTTGATCACAATTGCCTACCATGACCCTGTAAAACATTTTTTGTTTTTCTTCGTCCCATGCTCTAAATTTTGTATTCATTCCGTTACCTCCTCAATTTCAATTCCTTCACAATCAAAGACCCAACCCAATCCAAGCCCTTCAAGTTGTTTGCGTGTAAATCGAGTAGCTAAATCTCCTAAAGAAAAGAATATTTTCTCATACATATTATTATAAAATAGCGGTTGTTTTGTTGC